GCTTCAAATGGAACAAAAGATTTAGGAAGTTTAAGTAATATTTGGAGATATGGTTATATAAATAGTCTTAAAACTACAACAAATGGATATATAACAATTTTTAATAAAACTAATACAGTAGCAGATATTGTTAAACAAATTGGTAGTGGTTTTGTTACACATTTGATTTCAACTGATACAGCTGGTTCTGACCCTTTATTAAAATTAGAAAATTCAAGTAGTAATACTAATTGGTCTATTAGAATGGATAGTTCTTTTAATGATATATTTGATTTTAGATATAATAATAATTCTAAAATACAATTAAACACTTCTGGAACATTATATCCAACTATAGATAATGTTTCTGATTTAGGTAAAAGTACTAATAGATGGAACGATATATATGCTACTAATGGAACAATACAAACTTCTGATAGAAATCTTAAAAAAGATATAGTTGATTTAGATGATAATACAGTTGTATATTTTATGGAAAATCTTAGACCTGTTCAATTTAAAATGATTGATGGTATAAGAACACATGTTGGGTTTATAGCACAAGAAGTAGAAGATATTCAAACAACATTAGGTTTAGATTTTGCTTGGTTAATTAAATCACAAAAATATAATGAAATAAAAACTATTAAAACATATACAGAAGAAGAACTTTCATATGACGAGAATGGAGAACAAGTTATAACACAAGTTGAAAAACAAGTTGAAGAAATAACTTACGAAGAAGTTACAGGAGAGTTTACATATGGTTTAAGATATGAAGAATTTATAAGTCTTCAAACAAGGTATGCACAAATACTTAACACAAGGTTAAACAATTTAGAAGCTCGTTTAACAGCTTTAGAAAATAAATAGGTTAGATATACCTTAGAAATATTTTAATAGGGGTAAAACCCTGTTATATAAACATATTATAAAGATTATTATAGAAATAGTTTTTTAGTATATTTATAAACATAAATTAAAACAAGGAATTAAAAATGGCAGCAGGAAATTATGGAACATATGGTGGAGCAGTTAGTTCTATTTTTGGAGCTTTTTCAAGTATAATGGAAATAAATTCTAAAAACAAATCAATAGAAGCACAAGCACAATATAATGTAGAAATGTATAAAGCACAATCTGAATTAACTAAATTTGCTAAAGATAATAATGTTAATAATGCAGAACAAATAGTACAACAAATTAATCAAGAAAAATCAAATGCTATTGATAAAACAAACTTAAAAATAGTAGATGCTACAAGTAAAGAAGTTAATAAAAGAAGTTCAGGAATAACAGCTGGAAACAGTGTTCAAAGAAGTGTTGATGACATTATTAAAAAAGGTGCAGAAGCTAAGGCTAATATAAATTCTAAAACAGATAGTAGAATATCAAACTTAATGGGACAATTGTATGCTACTAATAATGCAGAACAGTTAAAAATAAATGCTATGTATAATAATATGCAACAAAAGAATACACAATTAGCAGGACAGGCTATAACAGGTGTTGCAGCAGCTTTACAAGTAGGTCAAGCAACATTACAGGCTGGTAAATATGGTGCTGAATTAGGTAAAAGTATTAAAAAAGTTCAAGAATCAACACCTGACAATCCTATGGATGGAATACAATTTAGTGATAATACAAATTATTCTACACCAAGTCAAGATTTATTATCAAATAATAATAGTAATGTTAATACATTATTAATAAAACAATAAAAAATAGTCTACGGACAAAAAGGAATAGAAAATGGCAGATACATTTAATAAAACTCAAACAGGTAAAGCTGTTGGAAATATAAACACATTAGAAACGGCAGTTGACAACAATGTTAAAGCTAATGTTTGGGAAAGTGCTTTAAATTTAGGTAATAAAGTAGAACAAGTTGTTACTAATAATAATATAAAAAAACAAAAAGAACAAGCTGAATTACAAAAGAAAATAGATAAACAAAAATATGTTCAAGATACTAATGAAGGAACTTTATATGGTATAAGTCAAGATGCTAAATATCAAACAATAGATATAGAAAAAGCTCATGAATTAATGTTAGAAGAAAGAAATAAAATAATAAATGGTAAAAGTGATAAATCAGATGCTTATAATAAAGCTTATTTAAAATCAACTAATGCTACTTTTACAAAATTTTCTAATGAAAGTGCTACAATAAAATCTAACAGACAAATAACTCAACATGTTACAGCTTCAATAACAAACTTAGATGAAATACCAGATGTTCCAAAACATATTATTGATATGAGTAAAGAAATAAATGTTCCTACTTATAAAGTTAGAGATGAATTTATAAATCAAACAACAGAACAAACAGTTTTAGATTTTAAAAAAGCAAACACAAAAGAATCTTATAACTTAATTTTAGAAGAATATAAAAAAAAGATGGCAAAATTAAATAGCAAACAATTATTAGGAACAACAGCTGAAAAAGGTTATTTTCCTGAATTAGTAAAAAGTTCTAAAAAAAGAATGGAAACAGCTAAGAAAGAAGCTCAAAAAAGATATGAAACAACTGCTATAAATTTTTTAGATGAAAATGCTAAAACTTATAAAAAAGGTTGGGATAATAATTTTGAAAAAGCTAATTCAGAAAGTGGTAGAACAAAAGAACAACAATACAAGTTTAAAGAAAATTATGTTAAAAATTATGAAAAAATAAGTAGCTTAGAAGAATTTAAAAATAGGGATATTACACAAGCTCCAAACTATGGTGATAAAGAAATTATGAAAAAATATCCAAATGAGACTAAGAAAATTACACAAGAAAATATTAATAAAACTTATTTTGAAAAATCTGAAAGTGGTGATAAAAATGCTGCTGATGATGTTCTTAATATGATTAATAATAATAAAGATAGTAAAAAAGAATTAGGTAATGAAATAAAACATAGAATAAATATAGCTGAAAATACAGATGTAGTAAAAACACAAGTAAATTTTATTATGGATATGTATAATAAACCAGGTGGAGCAGCTAAATTAAATGAAGTTATGTCAAAAGAAGAAATAGGTATGTATTTAACTATGGATTTTATAGCAGATAATTCATATGGTGGTGATTATATTAAAGCAAGAAATAGTGTTAATAATATAAAAGTTTCCGATTACAAAAGTATAGATAAAATAAGCAAATATATATTAGAAAGAGATATGAAAGAAATGGGTTCTAATGGTGGTGATTATAATAAAATTATGGAAAATATATATAAAATTGCTGGTAAAGAAGGATTTGATTATATTAGAAATAAAGTGAAAGATACTTTTACATCAAGTATAATAACTGTTGATAGTAAATACACAAGTGATGTTGGTTATTTATGGGATAGTACAAAAAATTATAATATTATTGTTGATAAATCAGTAGCTGAAATAGAATTACCATATAATAAACAAGGTTTAAAAGATGATGCAGAATCAATTTCAAAAGAATTTGTTAAAAATATTAAAAAACAATTTTCAGAAGATACTAATGGTGGAATTCTTAAAAGTATTAAATATATTGACGATAAAACATTTTTAACAACTGGTTTAGATGGTAATACACAAATTTACAATACTGATGAATATAAAGGTTTTGTTAAAGGTAATAAATTTTTTGGTGTATCAAAAGAAATATTTAATGAAACAGTTGGTATTGCTGCTAATGTTGGACCAGAAAATAAAAAACTTGTAGAACACCTTTTAGGTTTAGATTATCAAGGACTTACTGAAGAACAAACTAAAAAAGCAAGTATAGAAGCAAGTAAAAAATGGGAAGCAATGTTTACAAGTCCAAATTATTTAAAATGGAAAAAAGATAATAATATTAAACATAATAATAATTTTTTTAATGATTTAGAAAATAAATATGCTAAACATGTTGAAAAATTACCTACTGAAATATCTGATAAACAATTAAAAAAATTACCTACAAGAGAACAATATATAGTATTAGGACATTTAGACGAAAATAAATATAAACAAAAAAAAATTAAATATATACAAGCAGTTAGAAAACAAGAAGAAGAAAAAAATAAAACTAAAAATTTAAATGATATTAATTTCATTAAATTAAAATAAGATAGTTCTACGGAGTTATCTTATAACAAAAATAATCTACGGATAACAAAAGGATATAAAATGGCAGATATAGTAAAAGAGTTAGGTGTTAAAACACCTGTTGATAATACACAAAATAATACACAGGATATTAAACCTGTTGATACAAATGTTAAAGTACAGGATAATACAAATACTAAAACAGAAGATTTTAAACAAATACCTTCAGAAGGACCAATAGCACAAAAAAAACCTATTGAAGGAGAATATGTTGAAGAAACACCTGAAAATATTTCTGGAAACACAGTGGAAAATACAACTGAATTAGAAAATAATGAAAAATGGGAAGAAATATCTCCAAGAGGTCCTATTAATAAAGATTATAAACCAAGTGATTTTGAATTATATAATAATAAACTTAATGAAATAGAATATCAAAAAAAAATAAATACTAATAAAAATTTACCAACAGAACAAGATTTTGAAGATTTGTATAGAACTGGTGCTATGTGGAATAACCACCCAGAACTTCAAAGTGATTATCATGAAAAATTTTCTGACCAAGGTTTAACACCAGAATATAAAGAAGCTTATAATAAAGCTGATGATGAAACACAAAAATTAATGGAAGAAGCTCCAAATACTTTAATTGGTTTAAAAATATATAATAGACGTGTTAAAGAAGCAGAAATAAAACAAAGAGTTAATAATGCTTCTACACTTACTCAATTATCTAAAGGTTTATATTATGGTGCTACTTCATTTGATAGTTTTATACCAGGTTGGGATATATTTAAAGAAGCTAAATTAACAGCACAAGGTATAAAAACTATTTCTAAACTTAAACAATATGGTAATGTAGCTTTTAATACTTCAGCTGCAGTAGCTTTTAATGAAGCAACATTTTATACACAAGGTTTAGATACTAATTTATTTACTTCACTTGCAGTAGGTAATACTTTTGCTTTATCATTAAATGGTATGTTACAATCATTAACTGGTAGATATGGTAAAAACATTAAAACTAAAATATCTGAACCATTAGGTGGAGAAGACCAATTATCAGTAAATCATACAGATGATGGATATATAAAAACTGTTGACGATAATGGTATTCCTAAAATGGTAACACCAGAAAAAGCAGGTTGGATAGATGTTAGTAAAGATAAATCAGGAGTTTATGTTAATCCTGAAAATACTATGGAAATAGTTAATAAAGATGAAGTATTAAATGTTAAACCAAATGGTAAAGTAGATGTTAAAGTTGCTATAATAAATAATAATGAAGACTTTTCAAAAAATATTAGTTATATTAAAGATGAAAATCCTTCTTCAACTAATACAGCTGAAACTAAAACAAAAGTAGTTAAAGAAAATATTCAAGAACCTAAACCTGAATCTGAAAAAAAAAAGGGAACATATACTTTAAATAGTGATTATAAAGAAAAATTAACACCAGCAATGAAAAAAAGACAAAAAGCATATAATGAATACTTTAACGAACAAGTTAAATTAAATGAAGAAAAATATTCAAAACAAATTCAAGAATGGAAAGATAAAAAAAATAAATTTTATTCAGATTATAAAGAAAAAAAAAGTGCTTATAAACTTGAATATGAAAAAAAAAAGTCAGCAAAAAATAAAGAAATTTCTAAATACGAAATGAAATTAAAAACATATAAACAAAATATTAAAAACATTGAATCAATTTATGAAAAAGGTATAAATAAAGTTGAAAAAGCTGCAAAAGGTAAAATTACTGAAGGAAAACAAAAAACATTAGATGCTACAAAAGAAAGATTACTAAAAAGTAAAGAAACCAATTTAGCAAAATTAAAAGAACCTATAAAACCTGAACCATTAGAAAAAAGAATTAATATGAAAAAACCAGATTTTAATGAACCTAAACCAGAAAAATTAAAATTAGTTAAAAAAAAATTAGACTTATCAAAAACTATTGAAGTTAATCCAGAAGACATTAGAGGTAATTTAGTATTACAACCTGTTGGAAGACAAGAAGCTTCTTATTTTGAAGAATTAACAAAAGGTAATATTATTGGAAGATTAACTACTTCTGATACAACAGTTGTTTTTTCTTCTTTAAATGATTTTTTTAGAGGATTATCAGCAAGAATAATTAAATCAAATATAACACAGTTTGACAATATAAAAGGTGCACCATTATCTATAAATAAAACAGCAAGTGTTAAATTAAATGAATTAGACGGTATTTTAAGTAATCTTCATAGAGATTTAGAAATTAGTTGGAGAGAATTTAGAAAAGAAAATCCAAAAAATAAATTATCTTATGATGAATATATTGATAAAACGATTAAAGATTATCATACTTTGTCTAATAGACAAGAATTAGAAGCTGCTGAATGGGCTAACTTAGAACTTCCTAATAGAAGATTAAAAGAAAAAGAAGATGGTATTACTGGTAATGATAGAATTACAAAAGAAGAATTAGAAAATGAATATTACGAAAATCATCCTGTTGAATTAACAAAATTTGGAAATAAAGGTTTAGAAAATATAGATACTTATTATACAAAAATGTTAAAAGAATATCAGGGTCTTGAAATGAAAGGTTTTAAAGACATTAGTAGCAATAAACTTTATATGCCTCGTTCTTGGAATATTGATGAATTTGCTAATATAAATAGAACACAAGGTGTAAAAATGTTTGAAGAAGCTTTAAAAGGTCATCCAGACAATGCTAAATTATCTGCAGAAGCTATTAAAAGGGCTGCAGAAGATTATTATACCAAGTTTTATAATTTACAGAGACAAAGAGTTGGAGCAGACAAAAGTTATCTTATAGAAGCTAATCCACTTGATAAAGTAGGTGAAGACAAGGTTTTAAAATTAGATGACAGTAAATTAACACAAGTATTAAATAATGATTTCGGAAGTGTTGTTGGTTTAACTCATAAAAATGGTGCTGGTAAAATGGCTATTAAATATGCTTTTGGAACAAGTGATATGAAAAAGATTAGAACATTAATAGAAAAAGAAAAAGCAAATCCTGATACACCTGATATTACAGATATAGAAGTAGAAGCATTTGAAAGATTATTACAAGACATTGCTGGAACATTAAGACAACCAAGAGGTAATGGATTTAGTTATACAGCTACAAGATATTTAACAAAAACAGCTACACTTGCAATGGGTGGAAGCTTTGGTTTATTAAATATTATTGAAACAGGTAGTATGCTTTTATGGAAACGTTTTGATGGTGCTTTTGGTAAGGGTAATCTTATAAAACCTGTTGGAAATGCTTTTAAAGAAATATATAACAAAGAAGAACTAAACGGTCTTCAATCAATGTTAATGAGTATTAATAGATATGATGCTGGTCTTAAAGCTAATCATTCAACTAAATTTTCTTCAGATGATATTAATAATTTTGTTAAACCTAAATGGTTAGAAAAAAAATTAGATGGTTCTGTTGATAAAATGATGGAATTTAATTTATTAAAACAATCTGTTGTATATCAACAAGAATTTATTGGTAAAAATGCTGTATATAATTTAATGGGTAATAAATATGATATAAATACTTTATCAAGAATGGGGTTAGACGAAAATTCAGCAAAAGAACTTATTAATGATATGAATAAAAACTTTGATATTAATGATGTTAATAATATGGATATTTCTAAATTAACAACTAAAAATCAAGATAGATTAAAAATGGCTACATTAAATATAATGGATGAAATTGTTATTAGAACAGATGGATTATATACTCCACCTGAATTTAAAATATTTACACCTTTTAGAAAATTAGGTTATCTATTTTTAACTTTTCCATTTACTGTTTATGAAACATTAGTTAAATTAGGTTTGAAAGAACATAAATGGAGGTTAGCTGCTTATACATTAGTAGGTATAGTTGGTGTTATGCAAAAAGAATATTTAAAAGAACAAGCTGAATTAGCTTTTGGTGTTAAAGACCAAAGTGATACTAAATATGATTATTTTAATGACCCTGATGCTTTATTAAATGGTATTAAAAAAGGTTTAGGATATTCAGCAGTAGGTGGAATATTAACTAATGCTTATAATACTTTTGCTTCTACTTTTGGTAAAGAAAATGTTCTTACAGATTATAAATCAAGAACTGGCTTTTTCGAATTATTTGGTGGAGCTTCAGCAAATGTTATAGAAAATGCCATTAGTGTATTAGGTGATATTTCTTCATTAAATTATGATGAAAAGACAGCTGAAAAAACTAAAAGATTATTACCATTTAATAACCTTTTTTATATAGATGCTTTACTTAAATATATAGTAAAATCAGCATATGAAAATTAAAAATTAAGGAGAATAAAAAAATGTCAAAAAAAATAAACAAAAAAGCAGGTATCAATGAATTGTCAAAACTTCATGGAGTATTTGCTAACTATTTAACAGAGGAGTTAGAAAGTGGTGAAGAGTTATCAAGTGGTACTCTTGCCGCAATCAACAGTTTTTTAAAAAATAATAATATAACTGCTGATATAACAGAGTCAGAACCACTACAAAATTTACAAAGTAAAATATCAAAGCTAATGCTTGATGAAGAGGATTAAAATATGGCAAATTTAACATGGAATGATATAGAAAATGGTGAAGAAGGTTTATCAGTAAGAACTAAAATTAATAATTTTAACAATGCTGCTGCACAAAGTATTAATAATTCAGATATAGGAACTATTACAGACAATGTAGCACAAAATACTAATGACATTTCTACAAATAGTTATTTATTGTCTAATGTTTCGTCTGATACATTAACTAATACTAACCGTATTGATAGTAATGTTAATCAGATTAATAATAATATTACAAATATACAAACCAATACTAATAACATAGCTACTAATACAGGTGATATAACTGGTTTAGATACAAGAGTTACAACAAATGAAACACAATTAGCAACCAATACTAATAACATATCTACTAATACAGGTGATATAACGGCATTAGATAACCGTGTTTCAACAAATGAGACTAATATATCAAATTTAGAAACTAATACTACAAATAATACTTCAAACATATCAACAAACACTAATGATATAGCTACTAATACTTCAAACATAGCTACAAACACAGATTGGATTACTAAAAGATATTTTGATTATAATTCAATAACAACTACTATTAATAATGTTAGTAATACTTATGAAAATTTATTAACATTTAATACAGGTGTTGCATTAGAACCAGGTTTATTTATAATATCTTTAAATATGATATATGATTTTAACCTAACTACTTCATCAGTATTTTTTAGATTTTCATTAGATGGTGGAAATACTTGGACAGAAGTATCAAAAGAAGGTAAGGATAGTAGTGATAAAATACCTTTCTCTTATTCTTTTGTTTATGGATTAGTTGTTAATTCAACAATTGATGTAATAATTCAAGGTAGAAAAGAAACAACTTATGGAACATTAGATATAAATAATTTAGATTTATATGTAGAAAGAAAAATATAAGATATATAGAACTCTCTTAGGAGGGTTTTATTATATTTTTAAAATATAAAAGGATTAATAAAAATGGAAGAATTAAAAACAAAAATATGTAACAAATGTGGCATAGAACAAGATATTAATAACTTTAAAGAACACCATATGTCAAAAGATGGTCATAGACATACTTGTTATGATTGTTTAGGTGAAAAGAACCCTAATAAAACAAGGGCTGAAAAACGTAGAGAAGACAAGCCTTTAAAAAAGAAACAAAAGAAGTTAGAGAAGCTTAAACTAAGTGATGAAGACAGATTTTTAAAAAAGATACTTACAGACTTTAATTCATATCTTATTTATACTTATAGTTATATTAACTTACCTAATCCTACTCCTTTACAAACAAGAATTGCTAAAATATTAGGAGAAAATCCTGAAAGACTTATCTTACAAGCAGCAAGGGGTGTTGGTAAATCTTGGATTACAGCTATATATGGAACTTGGAGATTATTAAGAAATGTTGATGAAAAAATACTTATAATATCAGGAACAGCTACATTGGCTGAAAAGATTTCTAAATTTATGAGAACATTGTTTCATGATGTCCCTATTCTTAATCACTTAGAACCTTCAAAAGATGATTCAGATAGTGTTAAAGCTTGGAATATATCAGGATGTAAGACTGCTATTGAAACAAGTGTTAGTGCATTAGGTATAGGTGGTCAAATAGTAGGTAAAAGGGCTACATTAGTTATAGCAGATGATGTTGAAATACCTGCTAACAGTGCTACTCAACTTATGAGAGAAAAGCTTACAGAACAGGTTAAAGAATTTTCTAATATTCTTATACCAGATGTTCCAGGTAGTGTTATATTTTTGGGAACTCCTCAAAGTATGGAATCAATATATTCTAAGCTACCTTATCCTATGAAAATTTTACCAGCTAAGGTTCCAAGTGATTTATCAATTTATAATGGTAATATAGACCCTTGGGTTATGGAACAAGGAGAACCAGGAACACCTACTGAAAAAGTAAGGTTCTCGGAAGAAGAATTAGCTATAAGATTATCAGAAGTAGGTTTAGGAACATTTATGCTTCAATATATGCTTGATACAAGTTTAGCTGACAGTGATAGATATCCTTTAAAACAGGCTGATTTAATTGTTATGGAACTTGATAAAGAAATGGCTCCAGTTAATGTGGCTTATGGTAAAGGTAAAGCAACTATTATAAATGAGTTGGAGAATGTAGGATTTTCAGGTGATTATCTTCATAGTCCTTCTTGGGTTGATGATAGAAGAGAAAAATACGATAACATTATTATGAGTATTGACCCTTCTGGTTCAGGAACAGATGAAACAGCTTATGTTATAGTAGGTATTAAAAACGGTTTCGTATTTATACTTGATGTAGGTGGAACAGAAGACGGATATAGTGATGCAGCTTTAATGATGCTTGCTTTAAAAGCAAAGGAATACAATGTTAAAACCATTGTTCCAGAAAAGAATATGGGTAGTGGTATGTTTGCTGTTCTTTTAGAAAAGACTTTAAGACTTGTTTATAAATGTAATATTGAAAAAGATTTCGTAAGTAAGGGTCAAAAAGAATTAAGAATTATAAATAATATCGAACCATTGTTAAGAAATCATAAACTTGTTATCAACTATGATGTTGTAAGTAATGATATAAACAATGCTACAACAGGTTCTTCAAAATCTCTTATATACTCTTTGTTATATCAAATGACACATATTACTAAGGAAAAACAAGCATTAGTTCATGACGATAGAATAGATACATTAGCCATAGCTTGTGAATATGTTAAAGACAGTGTTATCTTGGATGCTAATGAGCTTTTAAAACAGGCTAAAAAAGAAGAAATGGAGAAATGGCTACAAGAAAAGGTTTATGGTGCTAAAAAGTCTTTAAACTGTTCTTTTATCAGGGGTAGAAGATAGTTTTTATGCTATGGTTGGACACCATAGTAGTAAGAATGATGTTTTAAACATTATTTAATACTATTTTTTTAACTTTTCTTTAAACTGTTTTTAGGTAAGTGATTCGAAAACTTTTCTTTAAACTTTTTTTAAACGGTTTTTAGGTAAGTGATTCAAAAATTGTTTTAATATTTGTTTAAGTAAGTGTTTCAAAAAATTGTACAAAAATTCTTCAGGTCTCTCTCCGCCCGTGGAAAAAAATTTCCCCCGATACCCTTCTTTAAAAATGATTTTTAAACCTTTTTTTTAAACATTTCTAACATATCCACAGCAAAAAGTCTTAAACATAGCTAAAACAAGCTTAAAACAATGTATTAAACATTTTTTAAACATATTATTAAAACATTTTTTAAACATTATTAAAGAATACTTAAAACATTATTAAAGAACTTGGAAGTGTTGGAAAATGTTTTGGGAAGTGTTTAAATATGTCTGGGAGTGTTTAAAGAAGTCTTAGGAAGTGTTGGAGAAGTCTTAGGGAGTGTTGGAGAATGTTTTGGGAAGGGTTTAAATAGGTTTAAAAAATATTTTAAAGGTGTTAGGCTTTTGGTTCCCTTTGTTTTTTTTCATATTTATTTTATTAAGCTTAACAGCACTATAATATTTAAACACTTTCTTTAACATATCCTTTAACATTTTTGCTTATTCCTTTTGTTTTAAACTATTATTAAACATTTTTTATAAATTCTTTTAGCCCAGTTTATCGATAGTTTATAACAAATTTTAAAATTCTTTTAAATTTAAATAATATTTTTAAAATTTCTATTATAATAAGATTAGAAAACATAAGGACAGAACAATGAAAGATACAA